TGTACAAATTCTACTTGAAGCCCAGGCAGAAGAGTACGAAGACGAAGACGAAGACCACGATGACGATGACGAAGCTGAAGAAGACGACGATAACGACGATAATGAACCAGAAGGAGATGACGAAATGAAACACAATGTATTTAACAAATCGGACAAGAGCGCCAAAGAGGATACTATCAGACATCAAGCATCAGAGGGACTATACAGAGCTATGACCTCTGGAGCGTCATCTTTAAAACAGACGTTAGCGTCTACCATGGACGAAGATATGTTAGAGCACGGAATCAACTCGATCGAGATGTTATTCCCAGAAGCTACATATTCTAACGGGAACCAGCCGATCCTCTATAAAGACCCAAATACGTCATACAAATTTATTTTGGACAACGTGAGTAAATCCCCATTCTCAAGAGTAAAGACATTGATTGCGGACGTAACAGAGTCTGAAGCTAGAGCGAAAGGTTATATTACTGGTACCCTTAAGAAGGAAGAATTCTTCTCTCTAATTAAGCGTTCTACCACTCCAACAACGGTTTATAAAAAACAAAGCATTGACCGTGATGATTTAGTAGATATCACAGACTTCAATGTGGTTGCATTTATGAATCGTGAGATGAGAATGATGCTGGAAGAGGAAATTGCTAGAGCGATCATCGTAGGTGACGGCAGAGACATTTCAGCCGCTGACAAAATCAACGAACAGAATATTCGCCCTATCATTTCGGACCATGAATTCTTTACTATTCATAAACAATACACCTCCGCTGCTGACTTCACAGAAATTCTAGTTAGAGCGATGACCGAGTATCGCGGATCAGGAGTGGCTACCATGTTCATTGACCCTGTACTGTTGGCAGACATTAAATTGTTGAAAGGAACGGATGGTAGATACTTACATGGAGACATTCCTTCGACAGCACAGGTTGCTAATCGTTTCGGTGTAGAAAGAGTGATCCCCACGACGTTCATGGCTGGAAAGGGAGCTCTGGTGGTTAATCTAAAGGACTACTCTCTTGGCGCTACTAACGGTGGTCAGATTACAAACTTCGATGATTTCGACATCGACTTTAATCAACACAAATATCTGATCGAAACTCGTCTGTCTGGAGCACTTACCTTACCTAAGTCCGCTATTCACCTATCAGCTACAGTAACAACAGGAGCTACTGATGAGAATGCAGGATTACAGTACGGAAAAAGAGAAGCCGATAAGGTCGAGCCTGAACCTGAGGGTTAAACATGGGTAAGTACGCAGGCAGAGTAGGATTTGTAACTGAGAACGAGACAGTCCCAGGAGTCTGGTCTGCTACTGAAGAAATCCTGGAGATGCAAGGGGATGTTTTAAAATCCTCTTCATCATACCAGGGTGCTGATAAAATAAACAAAGACATCATACTTCAACACCGTATAAGCTTAATGGGCAACTCATATTTATATCAAAGGTATAGTGAGTTGCGATGGGTGGAATATTTAGGTGTTAAGTGGGAAGTTACCTCTATTGAGTTTTCTTCCCCCAGGGTAACAGTTACACTAGGAGGGGTTTGGAATGCCAAATAAAAGATTACTATTACATCAACAGCTTTTCGTGTTCACAAGCAACCTATATTTTCAACCCCCTTCTAATGTTCTCATGAAATACCCATGTATAGTTTATGGAAAAGCGACCCCAGACAAAAAAAATGCTAACAATCGGACGTATGTATCGTCTGATGAGTACCAGATAACCGTTATAGAAAGAGACCCCGACAGTAACACTGCCGACGATATTGTAGCTTCGCTACCGTATAGCACTATATCAAACAGATTTGTGACAGACAATCTTTATCATACTATAATTAAACTATATATCTAGGAGGAACATAATGAGTAAGTTGAAATGGGACGACATTGGCAAACGAGTATATGAAACAGGAACTAGTAAGGGTGTATTATACACCCAGGATGAAACGGGGGCATACAACCCCGGAGTTGCTTGGAGCGGGTTGGTTGCCGTTAAGCAGTCACCTGACGGTGCAGAGCCTCAAGACATGTATGCGGATAACATGAAATACTTATCCCTGATGTCTGCTGAAAACTTTAAAGGAACTATCGACGCTTTTACATATCCTGAAGAGTTTGGGGCATGTGACGGATCAGCGGAATTGGTTGCCGGTTCAGGGGTGTACGCGGGCCAGCAAGATCGGTCTGCATTCGGAATGGTATATTCCACGGTAGTTGGAAACGACACAGTGGGTAACGCTTATGGTGAGAAAATTCATATTATCTATAACGCCAAGGTAGCCCCATCAGAAAGAGCCTACGAAACTATTAACGAAACACCATCAGCGATTACATTCTCATGGTCATTCACGACTACACCCGTGTCTGTAGATGACATCCCGGCCTTAAACCAACCTACGGCATATATCTCTATCGATTCTACAAAAGCAGATCCTGCAAAGTTTAAAGCTATTCAGGATGTGCTGTATGGAACCGAGCTGGAAGAAGCAACGCTACCGACGTTATCGGAACTGATTACGTTGGTTACTGAATAATAATAATAATTGACGGAGGACTATTATAATGTTTAAAAAGAAAATTTCATATGTTGACTTTAATGGAACCCAACGAACCGAAGACTTCTACTTTCACTTATCCGTACCCGAAGTAACAAGACTGGAGGCGAAGGTAGGCGGGAAGTCTTTAGAGGAGTACACTAAAGAGCTAGTGCATAACCAAGACATGGAGAAAATGATTCAGTTTATCGAAGACTTGGTTATCTCTTCTTATGGCGTGAAATCTGACGATGGTAAGCGGTTCCTTAAGGGTCCAAAAATCAGAGAAGAATTTGAGTATTCGCAGGCATACGCCGAATTGTTTGAGGAGTTACTCCTGAAACCCGATGCTGCTAGAAAGTTCGCAGAGGGTATTGGCGCCCAGACTAAGAACAACAAAAAGCGAAAGACCCAAAACACTAATAAGCTAGAAGTGGTAGAAGAGACAGAAGAAAACTAACACTAACACAACGAAAGGGAGCAGTAGGAAAAACTTACTGCTTTCTTTTTAATGAGGTATAGCATGATAACAATACAATTTGACGAACTAGAGTTCTATGATTCTAGTGTTAATGAGTTCGTTATGTTTCCCGAAAGGACGGTAAACTTCGAATACTCCTTACGGGCGCTATCCCGATGGGAATCCAAATGGAAGAAACCGTTCCTAACTACTAGACGAACAACCGATGATATAGAGTTTAAAGATTTCATACTATGTATGGGCGACGATCCTGAACTGACCATAGACTATTTAGATTCTGAGACCTGTAATGTTCTTAACAAATACATAACCGATCCCCATACGGCTACCACTTTTAGTAACGTTCAAAATGACGACAATTCTAATAAAGGTAAAGCTAATACTGCTGAGGAAATCTATGCATTGATGTTTATGAACTCTGTACCTCTAGAGATGGAGAACCGAAACTTAAACCACCTCTTAGTAATACTTAGAATCATCTCAGTGTACACTAGTCCACCTAAGAAAAAGAGCACTCAAGAAATTTTAAGAGAGAATGCGTTACTGAATCAGCAGCGAAAAGCCGCGCATAATACAAAGGGGTAGTTAATCGTGAATATTAATTTTGATAACATAGGGGATTTTGAAAAAACAAAAACATGGCTTAAGAAAGTCTCTCAAGGGGTCCCCACCGAAACTTTAAAGAATATAGGCGGACAAGGCGTGGAAGCACTTAGACGCGCCACACCAGTAGGCGATACTGGTGAGACATCAAACGGATGGAAGATGATAATTACCACAGACAGTAAGGGCGCTGAACTATCATTTGTCAACAATGCTCACCCTGAAACCTCCGCTAATGTTGCAGTGCTTATTGACACCGGTCATGGAACTAGAAACGGGGGCTATGTACCCGCCAGACCATACATACGACAAGCAATAAGACCTGTACTAGAGAAGGCAGGCGACTTAGTACTTAAGGAGATGACTGATTGATGGCTCGTCCAGTAGATGAAAAAATTATTAAATTTCGAATAGATAATCAAGATTTCAAAGATAAAGCCACCGAGACTATAGGCATCTTTGGACGTATTAAAGAAGGTCTCAACAAGATACCAGGTGTTAATCTAGGAAAGACTACCTCTGACCTAGGAAACATTAAGAAAGCAGCAAGCAACGTAGGTATAGACGACCTAGCCTCTAACGTTCAAACGGTTTCCGACAGGTTGTCGAACATGGGTATCGTTGGCGTAACCGCACTAGTAAACATCACAAATAGAGCGGTCGATGCCGGAATTAAACTAGCCAAAAGTTTTACAGTAGATCCAATTATGGACGGTATGAACGAGTACGAACAAAAGATGGGATCTATTCAGACTATTCTTGCGAATACTGACGGTAAAAAAACTCTGGATGACGTCTCCAAAACATTAGGAGAATTAAACACATACTCGGATAAGACCGTTTATTCATTTGCAGACATGACCCGAAACATTGGTATGTTTACAGCGGCTGGAGTAGGTCTTGAAGACTCTGCTACCGCGATTAAAGGCCTATCAAACTTGGCAGCCTCTGTTGGTGCAGATAACTCTAAGGCGAGTATGGCCATGTATCAGTTATCTCAAGAATTAGCCCTAGGTAACTTAACGCTAATGGGATTAAAATCTGTAGAGAATGCAGGTATGGCCGGTCCCGCATTTAGAAACGCTATTATGGACGCTGCTATAGCCCAAGGGAAACTAGATAAAAGACTATCCGCCGGAGAGTTCAGAGAAACACTAACCAAGGGGAAATGGGCTGACACCGAAGTTATGATTGAAGCTTTTAGAGGCTTTAGTGAAAACCAGATGATGGAAGACGCAGCTACTAAAGTAAAAACATTTAGTCAATTAATGGGAACCGTAAAGGAATCTATTGGCTCGGGATGGGCGCAAACCTGGGAACTAGTTCTAGGTGATTTCGAACAAGCTAGAGCTAGATTCTCACGAATAAACGATATCCTTAGTGAAATGGTGGGACGTTCTTCCGATGCCAGAAACGATTTCGTTAGTAGCTTAGCAGATACGGGAGCATTTCAAGACCTTTGGGATGGAGCCACCAACATACTACAAGCGATTAATAAGGTCATGATAATTGTATCCGACACTTTTAGATCTATATTTCCCCCAGCGGACGTTAACCAAATAAAAAAAGTAACGCAAGCTTTCAAGAATTTTACAGAAAGCCTAATCCCTGGTGAAAAGGGCACTAAGGTGTTAAAAGCTGGTTTAAGTGTTATATTTGGGATAATGAGAGTGGGTTATGATATAGTCACCGGACTCGGAAAAGTGTTCCTGGCATTGATACCCACCAATTTGATATCCACCATATTAAAAGTGGGAGGCGCTCTATTAGAGCTAGTTGGGTATTTGCTTCCTATAGACACTGTAGCGTCTGGACTTAGAACGGTATTCGATAACTTGGCCAAAGGGGCTGAAAACATACGAAAAAAAGTAGAGCCTCTGATAGATGCGTTTGG